TCGGATGCTACCCCCGAGAGCAGTTCGAGTAACTTCTTCATGCGGTCTCGGTTCGCTGAAGATAGGACTCTACCCTCTTTCAAACGCAAGTCAGCAAGCGACTTGGTTCGAGTGACCATATCAGCGACGGCAGCAAGCACCGCCTCAGCCTGGTCAGCATAGGTAGTCTTATCGTTCTTGATTGCTAGTGTGGCTGTATCAATGCCAGCGCCCAGCAATACGGGTGATATTTCAAATGGCTCGACTTGTTTTATAATACGGGTTGGCCTCATCCCATCATGGTCATTGGCCCACCCCTCTAGGTCTTTCTCACTGCCCTCGGCTAACACCTTGAAGCCGTAACTCCATTCAGTCAGCCCACCGGAGAATTTGATAGTCTCGTAATGCTCTTTGCCTATATCGGATTTAAGGTTGAACTGGCCCTCAGCCAGCACATCTTCACCCGATTCCTTAATCACCGCTTTGCCAACTGGCAACATCCCCATCCAACTGCCATGCATATAGGCAGATACCAGTACCTCTTTCTCAGGGAAGGCTTTAGAGAATGTGACATCGCCATCTTTGTCTATCACGTTTAACGTGGCAATGCGGGCTACGAAAGCCCCCTCTTTATCTTCCTTGAGTTCTATCTGGACTGATTTGCGTTCTATGTCCATTGATTTACCCTCCCGTTCTCGCCATTGCGTATAGCACACAGCAAGGCGCTGGTCATTATCTGGATAGTCCTCTTGCATGGTGTCGTTGCCCATACATCGGGCTATAAAGTCTTTCTCGGTCTCGTTTTCAGTTGGCTTAGGTAATGGCATGATTACCTCCCTGATTTTGGGTAATAAAAAAGCCACTCAAAAGTGGCATTGCTACTTATTTGCTTTATATCTAAATTATGCTTGTCGTGCTTTGGAATGTCAGCACACAGCGGCACATCGGTTCACTAGGATACTCTAAGCCATTGCTGAATACTTCATTGAGTCCTACTTCCTCGCCATCCATAGCCTCATGCTCATCACGCACTCGGTCATCCCTACTGGTCAGCCACTTTTTTGTTTGCACTACTCCCGATTGTTTGGCTGCCTCCATGCTGCCAAAGCTAGATGCCTTAGTAACCTCAGTCCTGGCCACCCTCATCGCCTTGAATGGCGACCTGTCTACATAAAACTGACGGAGGTTACGGCCTATCTGGGGGCTACTCAAGTTCTCATCTACCCCAGCCAGGATAACCCGCCTTACATCTTCCAGGCTGGTCTCTGCTATGGTAACAATGTCCTTGGTTGCCTCCGTGAGTATCCACTTCCGTATTGCCGCAGTTGTAGGGTCAAATTCCCATTCCGGGGATTTGAATGACTTACCCCCATAGTCCTCTGCGGTATCGCTGCCGAAGTCCTCGATGATAACTGTCATAAGCCCGGTCATCATCTTTAACCATTCGGGCTTCTGGCCTTCTATAGCTTTCTCTGCGGCTGTTGCCATCTGCTTTGGTGTCTTACCTTTGATGACACTTGCAACCGCTTCGCCCTGTGCTTCATATAACGGCTCAATCTGCTTACTGGCTACCCCCCACCATGCTACACGCTGTTGGTCAACCCGCTTCCATAGAATTGCCTTGACCTCCTCGGTTAAGCCCTCAGATTTCGATTCTAGGACGTGTGTTTTGGCTAAGTGCCTATAAGCGTCGCAACATTTCTTAAGATTCATTCCGATAACCTAAACACTTTCCATCTGCATCAAGGTGAACATCCATGCACTTGCAATGGTGATTACCAGCGCTATACCAGCCGCACTCTTCGTTATCGCATGACAGGGTAACTTTACCAATTAAGCAGTTGCCATTATCCCAATGAGGACAGTGCTTTGCCATGCATACATAACGACCATCGTGCTTCTCCCAAGTACAACTAACCACTAACTCCCCTTCTCTATTAGTGAAATTAAGAGCTGGTGCTTCTCCCCGAACTCATCAAATTCCTCTTCCTGCTCAGAGTAGAAATCCAGCACAGTGAAGTTTAAGCTCTTGAGTAATTCAAGCCAGTTGTCTATCGTGATATATTCTTCCCGTTTGCCATCGGCATATTGTGTATCGCCGTATAGATATATAAAGGCTACGCCCTTACTTGCTATTACCCTGTTAATCTCGGGGATTGACTTCTTGAGTTTTGTGGCATGGAGAACTGACAGCGAAAAGACCGCATCAAATTGCCCATCTTCAAAGGGTAACTTCTCGGCATTGGCTACTTGAAAGTCAATAAATACTTCCGCATCTTCAGCGTTTTGCTTGGCTAGGTCTATAGCGGAAGCGGAGACATCAATCGCTGTAACCGTTAACCCGGCATGGGTGAAGAATATCGAATCCCGCCCATTGCCACAACCTACCTCTAGAATTGTCTTTAACTTACGGCTTCTTAATTCCTCTACAAATTCCTGAGCAAACAATGATGGGTTTTTGTCAATCGCCCAATGAGGTACACCCTCCGAATATTCATCTTCCCATTCCGCAGGTGTTAACTTCGTTTCAATACCTGTTTTGGCTGACTTCGTACCAGCAGATGTGGCAACAATCATCATCGGTCTCAAATAGATATTCTGTGATTCATCTACCGGCATGCCGGTCTCCCGCTGTGCATCGGCTACAGTAATATATCCGCCTGATACCATCTTCCCGACACGCTCGGCCTTCTTATTCTCATCCTCCTGCAATACCCTGACCTCGGACAAGTCGTAAGCCACCTGCCAGGTTGCGGTATCCTGTTCAAATTCAGTTAGTAATTGCCTCTTAATTACCGAGCCGAATATTCTCTGTGAAGGAATTATGTTGCTCTCATAAGCCATCTCTCTGGCCTCGGCAAAGTTGGCGAATGTAGACCTGTCTAATCCTGCCCCTAGCCCGGCCACAATAGCCGGTACACCTAGCACCCCTGATATTCTCTCCTCCGGTATTCTTCTGAGTGCCTTCAGGTCCATTTCCTGAGGGGAGAAGCCAAATTGCTCTACCTCTGTTGGGGCGGTCATAACAAGAGATTCACCCCTCCTGTCGCCAGTGAACTTCTCTTTGAATGTCTCTTTGATATCTTCAGCTGCCTCTTTGCTCACTCCCCCTTCTTTAGGGGAGATAATTATTCCCGGCACACCGAAGTTCTTTAGCAGTGCAGCCGTCATATTAGCAGCCTCGTCATCGGTGAAGACTTCCCTGAAAAGGCTTTTTAGCTGAGATAGTCCTTTGCGTATATTCAACGGATCCAGCCCGCAGCGGAAATGGACTATATCCTCAACTGAGACGGGCTCAGGGAAACCACCGGGAGAATATTCATAATGCGTGATATATTCGGTATTGCTCCAACCCCATTTTGGCTCAATCAGGGTCGAGGGTATCCACCATAGTTGTACTACCCTATTAGCAGCCGACCGTATCTTCCGCCAGTAGGCATTGCCGTCAATGGTAAAATCGGCCACCGTCGCAGTCTGTAAAAGCAAGCCGTCATAGTAGGGATTTGGGGTTTCTAGTAATTGGAGCATGGCATGGTCGAATATATTATCCCAGGAGCCGTCAGGGTTTCGCTTCCTTAGATATAGAGGAGCTTCCGGGAACGTCCTCTGTATCCAGTTGACGCAGGCCATGATGATAGCCGATTGATAGCCGTCCACTTCATCGGCATAATTAAATCCAGTTCTCGGCATGTTTAGCAGCGACAGGTAACCAGTAGGGAATATCATTGAGGAGAGTTTCTTACGAAGGGCTTGAAGCATATCCCCTCCTCAATTGTTTATTCTCAAACCTGAGTAATTCGCTTGCTTTTCTGAATGTTGTAACTACGTTCAATATGCTCTCCATTCATTTCTCAGGAGTAAATAGGATAACGCTTGCGTGGTGCTGTCAACCTGGTCATCATGCTCAGCGTTAGGGAAGGCTGATAGCTCTTCGATATAATCATAAAGCCAGGGTGCGTTTTGGGGTACATAGACCTTGCCCGCCTCAATCATCGGTGTAACCGCATTGGCTCTGGCTACCTTGTCCTTATCCACCTTAACAGGTAAGACGGGGATTGTTGTTTTTCTCTTTAGCTCCTGAATAAGAGATTGACCGCTAGCCTTGTCCTCAACCAGTACCGCGTTGGGCTTATCCCTTTCATAAAGGGAAACGGCAACCCGCTTTAATTCGGGGAATTCTACTTTACTACGCCACACACTTATAAGATAATAACCATTCTGAGCCTCGCCCCAAGTCGTGCAAACCGAGTAATCATTTTGTGACTTATCCTTGAAGGCTGTGTCCCAGCTCTGTATTTTCCTTTTGAATTCCGGGGCTTCTCTGTAATACTGCCACCACTCACGCTTTATTATTTGCCCCTCAGCTATAGTGGGGTTGCCCTGATATAACGACTCAAAGGCTCGGCTGCCTATTGATGACCTGATTTGCTCTAGCACACTGAGAGGATAGCGGACCGGCCATAATGCTTGGCCGTCTGTTATTGCCTGGAAGTGTAATACTTCCCACTGGTCTGAGGCGGGGTCTTCCTGCGCCTGTTTTAATATTCTGCCAACAAGGTCATCTTGGTGCCATCGGGTCATAACAACTATGATAGCAGCGTCAGGTTGAGCCCTGGTTCTAAAGACCGTCTTATACCACTCCCAAACCTTATCCCTGACAGTCTGGCTGCTAGCCTCTTCCTCATCCTTCACCGGGTCATCTATAATCCCCACATCAAAGCCCCGGCCTGTTAAGCCACCGCCTATACCAACAGCATAATATGAGCCACCCTGCTTAGTGCCCCATTCATGGGCTGCCTGTCGTTCCGGTATTATTACTTCCTGCCCTGCCCTCTCTGGTCTGTGGTGTATAGCGGGGAAGAGTCTTGACATCTCAAGCGATACGAATATATCCCTAGCCTTCCGTGAATGAGTTAGAGCTATTGACTCAGCATATCCAGCCTGTACTATATAGTCCTCTGGATGTTTAGCCAGATACCAGCAGGGGAATCGGAGTGATATGATTTCCGATTTGCCATGTCTCGGAGGAATCAATACTATTAGCCGCTTTAACTCGCCCCGCTCTATCGCTTCCAGGGCATCTGATAATGCCTGTATATGTGGGGGCGTCGTATATGCGGGGAAGGTATATTGGCAGAAGGGAACCAACCCCTCAGTAGCTTGCTTACGTCTTAGAAGTTCTGCCCCCGTTCTCGATAATAGCGAGTAGCTCTTCTGTGGAGTATTCCTCAAGGCTTTTGCCGATGTTACCACTGTGTTCAATCTCCTGTTTGTCGGACATACCTAACCAGTTCTTTGCAAGGAAGATGAGAACTGACGGTTGCTTCTCACTCATCTTGAATAGGTTAGCACGAAGGCTCATTAATCCTTTTTGCCGTTTACGCTTAAAAATATCAACAAAACAACAATTGTAATGCTCTTTGACTTTTCTCTCTATAGTCATCTGGGAGCAATTAAAGTAATCAGCGATTTCCCTTAGTGTGCATTGTAAGGCGCAATAAGCCTCAAACTGTTTCCAGTCTATATCTATCTTCGGCCTGCCGCCGTTTCCATTTTTGCCGTTAGTTGTCATCTATCCTCACCGCCTCAGTCCTCTTAATCATAGTCCACGAGTTATGACCTGTAGTGTTCTTATGATTGAGGGTGTCAGATGGTTCCATAATCTTACCGCATATATTACACTTGACGAGTGGCTGCGAACTTCCCATCTTTATCTTTAATATCTAGCCGTTTATCAATTAAGGTAAAAGGTAAGCCAGAGGCGGAGTCGAGGTGATACGACGAGAAATACATATATGTTAGGTGAGCTGGTATATATGACCGTACTATATAGAGCCCTTTTATTCTTTAAGGTAGACATAATAAGACCTCATTTAAAAGAGCATAGGACTAAAGTACTATGTCGAGCTGGTACTAAAGTAATATTGCTATGAGTATAGGCATAGGTTATAATCATAGTGTGGGATTAAATAATATGGAGGTGAAAGGAGTATGACAAGAGATGAAGCATTTCAGGAATATGAAGAGGTATTGGCCAAGATAGACAAGCAGTCCCATGAAGCAACAGAGGAGGCCAGGGCTATATTACAAGAGCGATTGAAGGCTATCCGTGCCACAACAGAAACAGAAAACTCAGATGATTAGTTTATCCTCCAACTTCAGCCGGTCAGGTGGTGGCCGGTTGAGGCCAGAAGATAAGCACCTTAACAATAGAATATAATTAGTGTCTTGGTTGCTGGGCGGGTAGGAAAGGAGTATGAGTAGGTGAAAGGATTATGGGATTTTATCAGGCAACTGTTCAAAGAGCACCGAGCAACTCGTAATACCTTAATTGAGCAAGGCAAAACCTATCGGAGCCATAAAGTAGCTTTTGAAACTGGCTACTGCAAAGCAATCCATGATGTTCAAAATTACTTACGGAGATTAGAAAGCTAAAACGGACTCTACCCGCTCAGCCACGAGGACACTAGCCCCTAACCTACGGGCCTGAGTTATCTCGAACCCGGTAGCCTGGAGATAATAAGAGGAGAATGAGATGCTAGACACACTAATATTTACTACCCTGGTAATGCTACTCGATAAAGAGCAAAAAACATGGCGGCATTATGGCTGTGATGGTTCCGAATGGTGGACCATAAAGCTATGGATAAGCCGGAACTAAACGAGAATGTAAATCTCCTTATTGGAATATCGCTAAGAAGATAGGTCAGATCTGACAATACGCTGGCGCCGGCAGAGAAAAGGAGAACCCCACCGGCGCCCATAAAAATAGAAGCCTATGTAAAAAGTCCCGGTGTTTCTACCGAGCCCTTCTCATAAGCTATCGCTAGTATACACCATACCATAAGGCTATATTGCTTGTCAATACCCTCCATTTCGTAGCCAGAAACGTGTTTGTATCTGACTGGTTGGTTTAGTCTCAGATTTCGTCCGGGGATGAGGTCCCGACTTTAGGCTTGACTCCCATTTGGTCGCAGACAAATAGCCAGGCGTCTTGTATCTCTTCGTCGCTCAAACCTTTCGGCGTTGCTTCGATTGCCTGCTCTAGCCGGTCATGGAGAGCTTTTATTGCCTGTACTCTATCCCCAACTGTTAGCTTGCTCATTCCTGTATCTCCTTTCCTATCAGCTCGTCTTCTTTGCCACCGGCTTGTCGAGGATGCGGCGGATAATATCGTTGTACGTTTCGCCTTTTCTGCCTATCCTGGCAAGTCGCTTAACGGTTTCGACCGATAACTGTATAGTGGTGTTCTTATTCGCCATGGCAATCTCCTTTCCGGCTCTACCTTTCGGTTCGTATATTACGAGTCCTTTTCTTATCATTTTTTTACTCTCCTTTCGTTATAATTATTATACTCGCTATACCGTTAATTGTCAAGCGGCTTGACGGCTAGAATAGGCATGGTTGCTCTGGTCTGTGCTTCAAGGTCAGGGTCTTTTCATGGGCCGGATACTCGCCGCGGCCTTTTAGCGCGGCTTCCCTCTCTGCGATTAGTGCCAGGACGTCTTCCAGTAGTTCAAGCACTGCTTCCTGCTCTTCTATTCGGATATCTATTCCTACAACATCATCGGCATATTTGTCGTAGGCTGCCCACTCTGGATTTTTGGCCTGAGTGGTCAAGAGCTGTGAGAGGCGTAAGCCTGTTAGGGCTAACTCGGCTTTGGTGGCCTCTTTGTATTCTTGGCAATCAGCAAGGGTGAATTTTCTAATAATGTACTTATCTAACATAGCACTTGTCAAGTAGTTTGGGGCTTATTTTGCCTGGCTTGCAAGGAACTCGCGAACCGCCATTTGATACCCTTGCAGTATCAGGAGCTGGTCGTGCTCTGATAATTCCGAGGTAGGATTGTATTGCTTTTCATTTTCAGGGACCTTGTTGTCGACTTGAGGGCGTCTAATCCTTGCTCCGCCATGCTGTTTACCAAGTACTGCCCATTTTAGCCTCAATTTGCCCCATGTTATAGTAGATATTCGCCACCTAGCCAGGAATTCCAGAATGGGCATCGCGTAGTAATCGGCGATAATATCCTCTTTGTGCTGTTCGTAGTAGGCCGGGAGGTTTTCTCTCAAGTTTGGCTTCGCCGGAACTGGCGGCATGGATGCTGAGATTTCCTTGATTAGTTCTTGTTCGTGGTCTTGCTCTGACATTTCTTCCCCCTTTAATTCGTTATTTTCTCGCTCTATAGCCTGGTTTTTTATATAGACTTGTAATTGCCTGATACTGGTCGCCGGCTGGCCGCATCTCGGGCATTTATCAGACAGGCTTTCGATTGTGATTTCCTGGTCGCAGTTGATACAATCGATAAAGAGGCTCATGTCTTCGGCCTCCGCTTGAATTCTTTATAGCTGATTGCTTTCCGCTTCATTTCTTGTCAAGTGCCAATTGATAGAAAATCTATCAATCACCGCCCTGTTTTTATATAATACATCCGCCGTTGTCTCCACTGATAATAAGGCGGTCTCATTGAGAAATCCCACAGTGATATATAATCCAAAGCACACTTCGACTCATCATATTCTAGGTCATCATAGTTGGGTCGTGGCATAGCCTCAATTTCCTTTATCAGTAATTTACCATCGGTCTTTGTTAGTTTTAACCGCTTGCTAATATCAGCCCATATTACCTTCGGCGGTACGAATGTGGCATCGGGCTTGAACTGTCCGGGCCCCTGCAAATCAACATAACTAGATTCCACTATAACCTTAACCCAAGCCTTACTTTCCTTGTCATACTCATCTGTCTCATATTCTTTTGGTTCTGACGGCCACTTCCCTATATCGAAAAAACCCCTATTATCAATCGCCCATATTATTTGCTCTCTGGTATGCCGAAACACACCGTAGCTATACCAGGGTATGTAATAGCCCTCTGCCACTACGCATCCCCTCGATGATGTCGCGGTGTCTGTTGCATTATTTTGGTCAGCTCATCCAAACTCTCAATCTCAGTGTCAATGATGGGTTCTTCCGGCATCAATGCTGGTTCAATCACCAAGCCGTATGTATGCCATTGATATTGAGCTACGGCAACCTGGGCTTCGGGCTTCAGGCACAAGAATAAAGGGTATTTAATCTCTCGTCTCATGGGTTACCTTTCTGAGCTACTAAAGTCCTCGTCACTCCATTTACCTTTAGCCACAATCACCACTTCGCCGTCATCGTATATATGGATTCCATAAAAGTCAGTAAATACCTTATTTGCGCTCTCGTAAACTATTCCCCAGACAGACCAGAAGGGGCGATTATTATAATGCCATCTAGCCCATTCCCGACAGCTCTCTATGCCCATACCTTTAGACTTTAGCCATAACTTTAATGTTTTCTCAGCTTGCCTATAATCTACTTCCATAGTTGGGTGAACATTCATCTTTCGCCTCCTAAGCCTCTATACAATATTCATTCTCAGCCCATGCCAGTAGCCAGAGGGCATCGGCCTGGTCATCGCTAACTATGTTGACCTCGGGCCACCGCTCCCGGGCTGCCGCCAGCATAGCCTCTTTATTTGAATTGCCGAGACCTGTGGCAAACTTCTTGATAGTGCCGACTGGGACTCCCAAGTACGGTATCTCCTTCAACTCACAATGCTCTTGAATGATAGCGACTATACCGCCGTAGACCTGGGCGGCATCGGTTCCCAAGTGTCGCCTTACTTCTTCGTAGACTACCAACTCCACCCCCTCGCAGGCTTTTATCAGATAGTTGCGGAGCTTGATAAACCGCATGCCACCGCCCTCATGCCGACCTACTGATAGATCCCAGACGCCTGACTCGAAAGGGCTGAGGGCGTAGCCGCAATGCGTGCCCGGATCAATCGCCAGAATCTTCATCCCTTACTCCTTCCAGCTTCTTAAGATTTTTCCACCAGTTACCCGTTAAGTCAATATGCTCCGAAATCTTACTGAATAACTGCTCTACCCTAACTTGACACTCAGCCTCCTTGATAGAGGCGGTCTTGACTTCCCATTCCATATCCTTGGCAAGTTGGGCTTTGGCTATTACTTTATGCCCTTCAGCAACACAAGCCCAGAAATCACCTTCATACTCTTTAATATGTGGGGAGTTCTTTAATTCTTTAACAATTTCCTCATCTGTCAGCAACCTCCCCTCATCAGGGCTATCTTTTGCTTCCTCAACCTTCTGTGCTTCTGTCATTTCATTCTCCCTTCCCGCTACAAATCTTTGCGTATATAAACAATAGGGCTATCCATATCATTAGCAAAAGCGTATTTGTCAGCACTGAGCTATTAAGATACTCATCAATCATTTCATTCTCCCTTCCCCCCTAGAGGGGCTAGACTTTCAAACCCCGGTAATCTTTACTTTGTTTCTATAGCTCTAGTGTTTGTTAATAGCCATCGTTGTATAACCCGCCAGACTAACCGCCTTCTTTTCCAATGCCTTTATCTCCGCCCTCATCTGGTCTAACGACTTGTCTATTATAGTTTCCCCGACATATCTTTTTCGCCGGCCCTGAAGTAATGAGTGATGGGCTTCGCAAAGATTCAAACCACATAGACCATCGCTTTCTATCGGATGATGCCACTCCACTTTCCCCCTGTGATATTCGCAATCATAATCACACCCTCCGTTATACACCCAAATTTGCCTATTGCCCTGTTGTAAATATCTGTTTATTTTAGCCCTTCCGGTATTAACACTTTTTTGTGCCTAGTATTAACATTTATTAACATTTATTACATTCGTAATATTAACATGTAATATTACTATTAACTGGTATATAATGTAATATACCAAGTAATATAGATTGTTAATACCCACTGGTTAGCCCCCACATACCCGTTGAAAGGTTTATTACCTTACCTTGTTTCTTTAACCTTGAAAGGTTGACCCGCAATACGTTATCTTTCAACCCGGTAGCCTTTTGGAGTTGACCGATGTCTTTGGCTCCGCTCTTTAATATATCCAGAATGGCAGTAGTATCTTTTATCTTACCAACAAAATCCGCAAGGTCTACACTACGCCGGGTTAAGTTTATAGCATTATTTTCGTAAACAATCCTTATACCGATTGGCTTGTGCTTCTCGGCAAAGTTACAATCTCGGTGGAACAATGCCAGGTTTAAACTCCCCGGCTCATTCTCTTGTGCTACCGAGAGTTCAAAGATATTTCGAGAATAATACTGAAAATATACTGACCCAAAGATTGATTTCTGACCTTCACCGCCTTTAGCAGTTTGTCCTAGAATTAAGGTAGTAACATTAGGTAGGTTTCGCAAAGCAGAATTGAATTGAATAGCTGCCTGAGACCCTTTTAACTCCCCGCTTTCACCACCAGCAGCGGCACCCAAGCTATCAATGATGAGTAAATCCACACCCTTATTAGCCACATCATCAGCAATCAACTCGATGTCCTGAATCAATGGTAATCTACAATGACGATAATAAACAGTAGCAGGCGGGCAACCTAGCCCTCGTTTAAGACGGGTTAAATACCATCCGAAGGTTCTTTGGTCGGTCTCCCAATCCAATACCATTGTGGTTAGTGGCTTACTATCTATCGCCATTTCTAACGGACTATCCCATTCTGGCGATGCTAATAATAATGCCAGAGCGTAGGCTATAGTTGATTTATTAACACCCTTCTCGCCAAAGATAATATTCTGGTGCCCTTGATAAATCAAAGGGTCAATCAGCAAGGGCGGTGCTGAGTATTCTGTCTCCGTATCGGTGGCTATTGACGGTGTGCCACTTAATTCTCTCTCTTGAATGAACTCCCCTAGACCGTCAAATATATCTAGCCACTCAACCTCAAGGTTCGGGACTTTCCGTTTCAAGTTGTTTGCTTGCTTGGTGCGTGTAACCTCTGAGGAAAAATTAAACTGTGAGGTTGGTAACAATCGGACTGATTTAGTTCCGTTACTATGGGTAATTTGAAGCATACCTGATATATGGCCGTCTTGATGGACATGGATGCGAGATGCCTTAGCTGTAATGGCAACCTCTGGCCACTCAAAAAAATATCCGCCGATTATCTCGGTGATTTGAGGCTTCATAAACTAAAGCCCTCGTATCCTACGCTAGAGCGTTCTTCCGGAGGATAGCGGTTTATACTGTTTGCTATAGTCCTGACATCGGTATCATCTAACGGTGGTTGGCATTGCTGTTCGTTAGTAATTCTGAGAGCTTCATAGATAGCAGCTCCCGGTGCCCCTCTTCGCCTCATTGCCCCTGCTATCCGTGTTAAGGTGTCATTCCGAGCGCCCTCAGTGATAAGGCCGTCCCCGGTGCTGATACTTTGCGATATTTTCCTGGTGCATAGCTCAATCAAGGCCCCTGGTGCTATCGTAATCGGCCCCGGCCAAGTTTTTGACTTCTCATAAAAAGACCCATTTCGATGAACGGATGGTGGCACTACTACATAACCACCCACTCCACGTATATCAAGCCCCTCATACCCGGCTAACCTTGCCGTATTGCGGATTTCGGTTCTTGTCTTATACCATAGGTGTGCTCCCCCAGTCCCTGTAGTAATCTGTAAAGTTTTCGGTAGCTCCCCAATGGAGTCTTGTAACTTACCCAGATTTTCATACCCATTATGCTCAATATCAACGTCCAATACGAAATAACCAGGCGGGATAGATACGCCAATATTGGCACTAGGCCACCTTGTCCAATAATCCCTTACTCTAGCTTCCTCTATCGTAGCATCAGTTAAACCGTTGGTAAGCAATGGCACTTTACCAATAGCTCGTCCTTCATGATTCCGCCCACAACCACAAGTTCCATCAACAGGCCAACAGAGAGGAAGGACAGGGAACCTAGCTTTAACATATCGGAGTGCTGCTTCCATCGTCTCCACCTTCACTGACTATCTTTCTTACCGTTTGCCTAGTAAGTTTATGCTGTCTGCCAATCTCTGCCATGTTCTCGCCTTGCTGATAGAGCCAACGGATATACTCATTTCGCTTGAAAGTACCACGTGCTTTTTGTTGTAAGATACTACTCTGCTTTTTATCCATTTATAATACCTTAGCATACTAACAGGTTGTTGTCAACCCCTTTACGGCTCATCTTTTATCAGGTGTCCAGCCTCATTACAGATTGAGAACATCTCTTGGCCGCTATCTCGCAGTATTTCTCCTCTATCTCTATGCCTATGCAACGGCGGTTTAACTTCTTGGCACAGTAGGCCGTTGTCCCTGAGCCAAGAAAGGGGTCGAGGATTATTTCCCCATCAAAAGAGCAATCTTCAATCAGG